TTGAAAGTTTTACCGAAATAGTATATAACAAGTTAAATGATGCGCAAGCTCAGGGATCAGGGATAACTTATGCAAGAAGATACGGGCTTCAATCATTTGTTTGCGTTGGCGCTGATGATGATGATGGCAATAAAGCAAGCGCTCCAGGTGATATTAACATCGCAAAATTAAAAGCTTGCAAAACTTTAGATGAACTTTCAAAAGTGTTTAAATCTATAAGCAACCCTTCAAAAGAAATAACTGCATTAACTGTTGAACTTAAATCAAAACTATCATAATGGGACAATCAGCAAACATATTTTTACAATTAAAAGAAGATGAAATGGTACAAATGTACGATTCAACTTTTACAAAAAAAGAAGCTATATTAACGGGCAAACGTATGGTTGATAACGTAATTGAAAATGGCTTAGTAGGTAAGCACGAATTTATGACTACTTTAGTACGATTAAAAAATGTAATTGATGCTGCCGAAAGTGAAATGCGTAATCTATTGCCATGTGAAAAAGTAACTATTAACGGGGTTGAATTTAACCCTGTTGATGGCGGCAATACAGTTAACTATGCTGAAGATGAAATATACGCTACTTTAAAAGCCGATTTAGATGCAAGGGTTGAATTACTTAAACTTGCGCAAAAACAAACTATAATTGATGCTTATGGTAACGATGTGCCAAAAGTTTCAACAACGCCAAGAAAATCATCGATAACAATTAAATTTTAATATTATGGAAATTACAGGATCAGTTAAATTAATCGGTAAAACCGAAGAAGTGGGAACTAATGGATTTACAAAACGCCTATTAGTAGTAACAACAAATGAGCAATACCCTCAGGATTTGCCTATTGACTTTGTTAAAGATAAAACATTCTTATTAGATTCTTTTAAAATAGGGGATGCAGTTACTGTTGGCATCAACTTAAGGGGATCTGAATACAAGGAAAGGTATTATTTAAACGCTCAGGGTTGGAAAATTAACAAAGGGGTTAATGATATACCAGTTCATGAAGTTGAAGTTATTGAAGATGATTTACCCTTCTGAGAAAAAACAAATTTAAAATTATTAGTTAAAACATTTGATTTAATAAAATAATTTGTATATTTGCAAAGTAATGAATTGGTGGATTTGTTACTTTTAAAAGCATTTTTAATTATCCTTTAGGGAGTAGTTGCCACCACAACGAAACCTAAGGGATTTTTTATATTAAAATAATGAGTAAAAGATTACCATATTTTCAATTCGAACCTGCTGAATATTTAGCTGGTGATATTATGTTTTGTTCATATGCTGCACAAGGTATTTTTAATAGTATTTGTGCTTTATATTGGCAAAAAGACTGCAATTTAAAATACTCTCAAGTTATTAAAAGATTAGGTAATGAAGATTTAATAAAAGAATTGATTACTGAAAAAATAATTAAAGTTGAAAATGATGATATTATTATTAATTTTCTTAATGAACAATATAGTAAAGCTACTGTAAAATCAAAGGTAAATTCAATTAATGGAAGTTTAGGAGCTTTAAAAAGATGGGCAAATAATAGCGAAAGTAATAGCGAAATTATAGCCACGCCATTAAAAATAGATAGCGAAAGTATAGCATTAAGAGAAGATAAGATAAAAGAAGATAAAATAAATAGCTTAGAAGCACGCTCCCAAATTTTTAAAGATAGTTTATTAATATACAAAGATAAACACCAGGTTAATATGCTAAAAGAATTTTATAACTATTGGACTGAGCCAAATCAAAGCAAAACTAAAATGCGTTTTGAATTAGAAAAAACTTGGAGCTTGGATCGTAGATTAGATACTTGGGCAAAAAGAGAAAATAGTTTTAATGTTAAACCACAAATTAAACAAGATAGGTTATGAAACTAAAAGATGCTATACAAAGAATGCAATGGCGATTTAGCCAAACAAAACAATTCACACCAAACAAAAATGATGCTGATGCCTTTAATTTGATTTTGGATTATATAAACAACTCAGTTAAAAAAGAAGTTAATCAAAATGAATTGTTTGCAAAATTATATGTTAAGATGCTAACCGATTATTTAACCTGTTTGAATAACGATGTTGATGCTTCACAAAAAGCAATTAGCCAAACATTAAATAAACCAATAGATAACTTATATTTGGATTTTAAAAATAAGTTTAATACCTATGCATTTAATAACTTCTTAATTTCTGAAGGATTAGATTTTAATAAACATCCAACTTGTTACAATGAAGCTGAAGAAAATGTTAACAAAGAAGTTACAAAGCATAAAGATTGGGAATTATACGCAAAGGGGATAATGGATTCAGATGAAGTTGAAATGCAACTAAATTGGATTATTAGTTTAAACTTAAATAACTACAAAAATGTTTGATAAAATTATAATTCAGGATGATCCGTTAGAAGATAAATTAGATTTCAAAAAAATAGAATTAGAATGTTATATTAACCCTGCAAAAGAAATACAAAGGCAGCCGATTGCAATTTCAATAGGCGAATCACAATATAAAAACGAAATGTATCCTATCCCCTTTGGGAGTTATGGCGATTTCAGTTGCATAGTTGGAGCTTCTAAGTCAAGAAAAACTTTTGTTAAATCAATGATTGAAGCGGGTTACATTGGTGGGGATGCTAATAAATATACTCACATAAAAGGGCATAACAATCAGGATAAATTTGTAATATCATTTGATACAGAACAATCACAATATCATACGCAAAGAGTTACAAAGCGGGTTTTAGAAATGGTTGGATCTAATTACGAATATTACAAAAGCTATTCACTAAGGCAATACGATCCGCTTGTTAGGTTTCAATTTATAGAATGGGTTATGTTAGAATCTGAATATCGTAATAATTTAGGATTGGTTTCAATAGATGGCTTTGTAGATTTAATTACTGATTTCAATTCTTTAGAACAATCAACACAATTAACTGAAAAGTTATTAAATTGGACTTCAAAAACTAAATGCCATTTAACAGGGATATTGCATAAGAATTTTGGCACATCAAAACCTGTAGGGCATGTAGGTAGTTCAATTCTAAAGAAGGCAGAAACTGTTTTATTTGTTGAGAATGAAAATAATTTAACATTAGCCAAATGTGAATATAGCCGTAATTTGCCATTTGATAATTTTGCAATAGATATTAACAAAGACTGGCTTCCATTTGTAACTGAAATAAACGGGATTAAAAAAAATAATTGGTTTTAATATGAAATTTGAACAACAACTAAAAGAACTAACATCTTATATCGAAGTATATAACAGCGTAAGTTTAAACGATGGCGAACAGCTGAATTATTTATTACAAAAAATAAATACTATTTTGTTTTATTTAGAATCCGAACGGGCAAAGTATAAACAACTTTACGAAATTAAAATATACGAATTAACAACTGATAAAAAGTTAGCAGTAAATCGAGCTGTTAATTTTGCCGAAGTTGAAATCCCTGAGCTTTATTTATTGCGTAGGATAATGGATTCAGGTTACAGGGTTAGCGATGCCATCCGTACAAATATATCGTTTTTAAAAAATGAGCGTAATCATTCAAGATGAAACAGCCAAAAACAAAGAATTGCATCCAATGTAACAAAGCATTTAACCAATACAACTCGCTTGTAAAAGTTTGTTCAACTGATTGCGCTATTGCATATTCTAAAATCAAAGTTGAAGAAAAAGCAATTAAAGACGTTTTAAGCTACGAAAAATTAAAAAGTATAGATACATACCAAAAGAAGTTAAAAGCGTCTCTAATCAATACTAAAATGCAAATTCACGCATATATACGCAAAAGAGATCAACATAAAAATTGTATTAGTTGCGGAGTTGAATGGAATGATACATTTCAAGCAGGGCATTTTTACTCAGCTAATTCTTTTAATACTTTAAAATTTAACTTAGATAACATTCATGGTCAATGTAGAAAATGCAATCTATTTTTAGAAGGCAATTTTGATAACTATGCATTAAATTTGCCAAATCGAATAGGTCAGGATCGGTATTATGATTTAGTTAAATTAGCAGGGATTGACAAACAATATAGCAAAGTTTGGGATTTAGATAATTTAAAAGAAATAAGATTAAATTTAAAGCTTGCCAACTAAGTTAGAAACATTCTCAGCAAGGTTTACAATCTTAGTAGCATTTTTTAAATACAACCTGAGCAATATTACAAAGCAAATAATAAAAACAAAGCCAAGAATAACAACGATCCAAATTAGCCAGTTCATATTAAATTCAACTTTTTTAATTGATTCCTTTGCTTTTACAGTTTGCTTTACTTCTTCAACTTCTTTTTTAGCTTCAACTTTATTTTCATTTGTTTTAGTTTTATCAGTGATGTACACTATTTTAGTGTTTGTATACGTTTTGCCGCCAAAAGTAATCGGCTTTGATAAATCTATTGGTTCGATGGTAAATGATGTTTTAAATCCGTCTGTTTGCGTTTCTGTTTTAGTATCGCTAACTACTTCTTTTTTTTCTTCAGTATCTATTTTAACTTTTTCTTTATGTTTAAATATACTACAGCTGCTAAACATCATTAGTAGCATGAATAGCATTGTAATAATGAAAGCCATAATAATTGAATTGCTTTTATTTTCCATCTTTATTTGTGTTTTTTAGTTATAATGTTGGTTATAATACACTTTTAGGAACGTATTGTTGTATATAACGTACATTTAGTCCCTTATTTAGTTAATATATGGGACCAAAGTTATTTTTTTAAATTTATTATTTTATGATATACAGCATTAACCCTTTCGGAGTTCCCGCCTCTTTTGTATAAATAATCCATTACTAAATTAATCCTTTGTTTATTGGTTAGGTGTCTTGTTGGCTTGGCATTCATCACAATAATAGTTATTTGTTAATCCCTCAGTTATAATTATTCTACATTTATGGCAAAGTGTTGCGCCCCTGCCATTATTAAATTTATGAATCGGTTTAAACTCCATAAAGTAATTACATTCCATATCTTCATTCTCATTTACAAACGGTTTGAAATCTGCATAACTTTGATAATAACTCGGCTCAGCTTTAAATCTGTAGCATTGTTGACTCATAGGGCAAAGAAAATTAGCGCACATTGAAATATCAGGCATAATTTTATATTTTATTGTTAAACTTTAATTTAAGAATGTAGCTTGAGTTACTGATTTCAAAATTATAATCACAATCATTACATTCCATTAATCTTTTAATAGTTCCCATTGCGGTTACATTGTTTTTTAATAGCTCAGAATGTTCACTCCCACAACTTGGGCAACTATATTTTAGATTATTATTAATAACCCCGTTATGGGTATTAGTTTTAATGTAGTTTTGCATAGTAAAATATACATCTTCAAGTACAATTATATCCCCTTCACAATAATTAACCATTTCATCCATAGCTTCAGGATCATTTTTCATTACTTTTTTCCACATATCAAAGCCCGAATGCTTAACTTTTGCACCAACTCCTAAGAATTGAGCTATATAATCGAGCTTATTTGAATTGAAATTAAACCCATTTTTAGCTTTTTTAAGCGTATCTAAGGTTTTATATTGGGGGAACATAGGTATTCGATGAAAAATACAACGTGTCCTGATCCATTTAATATCAAATCTATCCCCATTATGCGCTATTAATTCATCCGCTTGGTTAGCTTGTTCAATAAAATCAATCAACATTTGTTTATCGCATTGGTTTTTATCCCATTTTAAGCTATAAATCTTGTCGCTATCTTCCCATTTGTAGGATATACATATAATTTTACGCTCATCTATTATGTTATCAGGGGTTAATGTTAGGTTATAACCAATACGCCATGAATAAACAATATTAGGGGATGTTTCAATATCAAAGAATAAGCGTTTAATATGGCTTTGATTCGTTCTTATTCTTAATAATAACCTTTCATCGCTTGGGTTAAGTCGATATTTGTTATGAATATTCTTTTTTAACCCTAATAATTCAACTTCTTTATCTTTTAACCTGTAGCGATTGCTCATAATTTTGGATATTTAATGCCGTTATCTACAATAATATTACCAATATCAATTTTTGTTTTTAATTCCTTCCATCCAAAATGGGTTTTTTGAAAGTGTGGCGCATCTTTAAAAGTTTTCCAATCACCGCCCCATTCCCAACCGTTGTTTTTAAAATAGGTTGCAACTTGAATCCAATATTTGTTAACCTCCCAACTTGCAGTCTCAAAAGTTCCATCGCCATTTTTATCATATAACAAAACAATATCAAAAGCTAATCCGTAATTGTGAATTGATTGCCAGGAATCAGCTCTTGTTACCCTTGGGCGTTGCAAAAATATACGATGTTGTTCTTCAGGGGATCTAAATACTGAGCTAAATCTTAGACGTACATTTGCAGGCAACCTATTGTTTATTTCTTTGTATTGCTGTAATAAACTATCCCTAAGTATAGGATGAGCTTGTGTAATTCTTTGTAATGTGATGTTGTCCATAATTGTTTTTTTTGTAAATGTATAAAAAAAACCCTCGCTTTTACAAACTAAGGGTTTAAAACAAAAATATTAAAACAAAAATTATCAAAGCAAATATACAAATTATATTTTATCTTTAAAATAATTAAATATTATTAATATCGATGCAAACATTAATCCCGCAATTCCTTTGCCCCAAAATTTAACTAATTCTAAAGTCTGTTTTATTTCTGCAACATCTTTATCATGCCGATCAACTTTTTCTTCAATCTTTTCAACTAAAATATAAAGCCCTTTATTGCCATTTAAATTATTGCCAGCAATCAAAGTTATAAGCCCGTTTACATTTTCGCTTAATTGTGCAATATCTTTTTTTAATTCCTTTTGGTGTTGATCCCTACGAATATCAGTAGCCATTAAATAGGCAATCTTTTCGTTATTTGTCTTAGGTATAAATTCTTCAGCCATTATGGTTTTAATTTTGCAACTATATCTGTAAATCCTTGTATGCTAATATAAGCGGTTGCAATTATAACCCAATCCCTTGAAGTTATGTTAGCTAAAAATAAACCAATAGAAGCCACTAAAAAAACTAATAACTTTCTGCTAATCCATTTGTTTAATAACCTATCTAAAGTTTCTTTACTCATAACTTATATAGTATATGATGCTATTTGTCCGCCTGTTGTTGCTACTGTTGCAGCGTTTTGTAATCTGTCTCCTATACTATTTGCAGTAAATCCACTTGCAATTAAATAGTTCCAAAAGTCTGATGGTGTCATTAATAATGTTCCAGTTGTTGCATCTACTAAAACTCCACTCAATACGTTTGCAGCACTTGGCACTCTTAAAGTTCCAGTTAATTCACTTGATGCGCCATAAGTAGTTCCAAATCTTACGTTAGTTGTAGCGGGGTTTCCTAAAGCCACCCCAGCAGCGTAAAGTGTTCTATTACCGCCAGTACTTATCTGAAATAACCAAGTTGAAGTATTTGTGTCGATTGTTACTCTTGGCGCAACAATTGCCATATTATTAGAAGTATTAACTACGTTTCCACTAACCTTTACAAAAGTACCAGATGAATAACTATTTATTAAAGCAAAAGCTGCGTATATTGCTGGTGCTCCAGTACTTGCAGTTATTATTCCAGTAACAGAAATCGTTGCAGCGGTTGTTTGATTATAAATAGCTGGTTGTGCTGTTGAAGCATTTACATTACCTATTTGAGTGTAATTAACTGCACCAATAATATAAATAGCTGGTGTTATATTAGCAGTTGTATTTCCAGTTATATTTACAGTCCCAGAACTTGCACTTACTGTAGAAGATGAACGTTCAATATTAGTTGATGCCGTAACATTACCAGTTATATTTAATGTTCCAGCGGTTGCCATTGAGACAGCATTCATTAACCCAGTTGAACTTGTCGTGGTAGATGAAAGGTCACCAACAACATTGAGAATTCCAGTTGACGTTACTGCTATTATGTTTCTTGTGGCAGTAATACCATCAATATTATAATTACCATTACAATTTAAAGTGCCAGAACTTGAATGCCTAATAGCAATATAATTTGTAGTACCCGCTAACGTCAAAACACTACCATTAAAAGTAGCAGTATTACCACTTGCTAAAGTCATTTCTAAAGTAGGAGTAGTTGAGCCTACAACAATAGCTTGAGTAGCAGTGCAAGTTAAATTACCACCATTAGCAAATCTAAATTGACCACCAGCTGCAATAACGGGTGCTGCTGCATTTAATGTATTTCTAATTGATAAAACTGTAAAAGTTCCATCAATAGTAACTGTAAAACTATTTGAAAATACATCATCTGCTGCCGTTGGTAATGTTCCACCATCCCAAGTTGCTGTATTGCTCCAGTTACCAGTTGCTACTGCATATCTTAAAGCCATAATTAAAGATTTTTATCATTAATAAAAGTCTGCAAAGCACCCATAATAGATATAGCTGCATTAATAGCATCTGTATCCCCGCTTTCAAAAACATCCATATAAGTTATAGGTATAGAATTATCTGGCAAACTTTCAGAACTTCCATCTTCTAAAACTCTATAAGGTGTTAAACGCATAGCTACACTTGCACCTATATCAGTTGGTTTTACTAATGGCGAAATGGCTAAATTAAACATAAAATATGGATAAACAATTCCATCTACTTCAATCGGGTTTGTACTTTGTATTGGCATAATTTTTATTTATATATATGTTGCTGATTCTCTATTTGTCCAAGCTACGTTTGTAGCAGTTGCTATTGTAATTGATCCACTTGCAGCTATTGTTAATCTTTTTATAGTCCATACTGCCGAAGCTTCAGCGCTTCCATTTGCAGCAGTTCCACAATAGTTGATATTATTGTTTGCTGAATTATTTGCGTTCCTTCTTACAGAAACTATTTGATTTAAAGTTTTATTTTCCCAAATATCAGTTGCAGAAGTATAAGCTAATACATTGTTATTTGCAGCTGTTGTTATCTTTACGTTATGAAGCTCATCTAATTCATAACCGTTATCAACTTTAACAAATATACTACCTTGCGTAATATGAGCGTGAACAACATATCCAATTATAATTAAATGATTTGGCGCTGAAGGTTTAACTTTAGTAATCCTACCTGCAACCGTTGGGCTTAAATAAAGTATATCGCCATCAGCCCAAGTTTCACTTTGCAAAGAACCCGTTGTATTAATTCCCCTTACTAATCCGCTTGTTGTTACAAATCCCTCTTGATTGTTTGCAATAGTTTCAGTTACTAATCCAATAGTTTCAGCGCTTAATGGATCTGTTGTAGCTTGAGCTAAATCAACTTTCATTCTTTGCCCTTGCGCACCTGTTATTCTTACAGCTTGATAGTTAGCTTCTAATAAAGTTATATTTGTAGCAGTTTTATTAACAACCCTTATAACAGATTCTTGACCAATTTGTAATGTTACATTCCCGCCTTTTAGTTTTAAATCTAAAGTCCCATCGGCATCGTTATAATACATTGAACCTGCAGCGGTTGGTGTGTTAGTTGGCGTATTATCAAACTCAATATTGCCAGTTAACAATCCAAACTCGCCTAAATTAACATCTTGTGAAGCTCCTGTATAAGGCACTAAAGTAGATACATCAGGTATATCTGAAAGCAAAGCCATTGTACCACCTAATGGTCTAATTTCAACTTCTTGATTTGGAATTGATGTACTTTGAAATTTTAAAAAAGTATTACCCTCATTAGCTAAATCTTCAAAAATAATTCCGTTTTGCTGTAATTGTGCTGAACTATTACCTGTATCAATTATTTTTATAGGGTTTGCAGTTTCATTCCCAGCAGTAGTAACTTGATTAAGCGTTGGTATAATACCAATATTTACTAACTCCCAAACAGCAGCACCCTCAGTTGCATCCGTACATTCGTAGGTGTCGCCATTATCTAAAGTCCATCTTGAACCAACTTTGAATCTTAATGTAACATCAAAGCTATAATTAGGAATTAAATCAAAACCGTTAGTTGTATTTCTAATTAACCCATTTGAATCGAATACGTGTCTAAATCCATTTTGCCACATATCCTCATAACCAACCCCGCATATTCTTGAAATACCACCATCGGCACCAAAATCATACGTTCCTTTTTTTAGCGTTGAAGCATTATCTAAAACAATAGCATCGGTGCCATTTAAATTTATATTATTGCCATTCGTTGAATTGCCTTCAATTAAAACGCCTTCTAAAGTTGGGTTATTTATTACAGGATTTGCGGGATCAGTATTATCAACTAAATCACCCGTAACACTTTCAACAGCACCTGCAGGGATATCTTCTAAAGTTATAAACGGATGTACGCCATCTTCACCATCGTTAATTAAATCCGATGTTTTAGTAGGTTGCCCATCGCTAATAGTAATATTAACCTGCTCAGTTGTTTCATCAACTGTAATGTTAACCGCCTCGTTACTATCTTCAATAGTGATGTTAATTATTTCTTCAGGCATTAGTCTGTTACGTTTTGAATTACATTAAAAGTCCCACCAAAATAGCTTTTTACTTTGCCACTTTGATAGGTAAATTTACAATCATAATATATAGTCCCTATTTGAAAATCTACTATAAAATCATCTATAATAAACGTGCTACTATCAACTACCGTTATACCATCCCCTTCGGTGCAATCCCGTAACAATTTACCTTGCTTTTGTTCTTTACGAAATTGAACGTGCAATGTTATGTTAGTAAGATCAACATCTATTGTTACTGTTTTAGCTCCGAATGAATTTGATTTAATTACGTCTAAAAAATTTACTGTTGTTGCCATTATGGATATACTCGTATTTCGAATGATGTACTATAAGCACCATCAACAGGCGTTATTTGATCATAATCAGTTGTTAATAATTGAACTACATTAGCACTTATTCTTGATAAAAAAGCACCATAATTAGCAGCATCAAATTGTGTATTAGGTTTTGAAAACCATACTTTTGAAATTGTAGGAAAAGCTCCTGATAATGTGCCTCTATAATCGCCAACTGCATTTCTTGTCCAAACAATATTACCTATTGTATTTTCTAAGACTTGAACTGTAGGCGCTGCAGTTCCTGTTTGATTAACATTGCAAACATATTTAGTATAAGCACTATTAACATCGTAAAGCTCAGTAAAATTAGCATTTGCCTTAACTTGCGAAGCCCTTAACGTGTCGCCGGTGCCATCATTTGCGCTTGTCCCTACATTTATTATCTGTTTCGCCATTTTTCTTTTTTAAATAAATTTCTAATTTCTTTAGTAACTGTCCGTTAGGTCGCCGCTGTCGTTTGCCTTCCATGTATCTTGAGTTGTTTCTGTTCTATATCCAATAAAATCAAAGCCAAAACCGCTGTTTCTAAATTGCGGGTTAACAATATTCTCATAATGCCATTGATATTCAGGCAAATTTACCTTTAATAACCATCTTAAACAACGCTCAACATACATTTCTACTTTTAACCTTTGATGATTAACCAACATATCAATATCAGTTTGATCTACAGGTGTGCCATTTGCAGGCGTATGTTTGTAGATTCCCCCGTTTGATATTTGATAACCACCGATAATTAAGTATTCTACAGCGCTTTGATGGATTAAAATTGGTTTTACAAAGTCATTGTACAAAATTAAATAATTGTCCGTTAAATCCTCATCTAAATAGTCTGTTTCTATTTTGTTATATAACGTGTCGCCTAAAATTTCTTTTAGCTTACTATTTTGCGCATCTTCAATACAAAACTTATAACGATCAATATCTATATTCCCGCCTAATGGAGTTGCATTTGTTAAATCTTCATATTCAATTAAGTATGCCATAATTTAATTTAAAAAGCCGTTGTTAGGCATGTTGTTAGGTTTGATTGTAGATAATGGCTCGCCACTTGTAGGGATTTCAGTTTGAATGCCTTGAGCTTTTAAATCACTTATTAACTTTTGAGCATCAGCAACTGTAATATAATTGTTACCTTTTTTCAAATATACTTTTCTTAAAAAATAATGATTGCATCGGGCACCGCCTTTATATTTTAATATATCATAAGTGTCAGTTCCTTCAGGACCAAAACCAGGATTAACAGATTGACTGCTTGCCAAATCAATATCTTCTTTTCTATATACCCTACCTGCATTTATCATTTTTTGGCAAAATTCTCTTTGCGGTTTTAAACTGCCAGCGTATTCAAATCTAACTTTAAAATATTCATTATCTATTGAACTTGGGGCTAAAGGAATGTTTGAAATTACGGTTGCTAAATTTAATGATGTTTCTGATAAGTTAATAGAATGTTCGTTGTATTCTTCTTCATCGATTAATTCCCATTCATCGCTTATAACTTCGCCTAAATTAATTAAAGCATCTGCAATTATTGGATCGGTGTCTTTAATATCACTTTTTAAGTTAGTTTTTTCTTCAATAGTTGGCTGCACTATTTGTCTTAAAGGAATAAAATCTAAATCAATAGTAATTCCATTATCATTAAATAACTCCATTAAACAGTCTAATATAGTTTCCTTCATAGGCGTAATAACATTTATCGATAATTCGTTAAATGCGCTTTCCATTTCATTAGCATTGTTACCCATTCCCGTATTATCTTTTATACCGAATAAAATAGGCGATGTAACTTTGTGTGAAATAAGTAACTTTTGCGTAGCTTCTTTAGTTAAAAACTCATATTGCTGATGCGCATCGCTAACTTCTAAAGCTGTTACATCAATTCCTGTTTCTTTGCCATTATTCCAATTTATTAAAGCAACGCCAGCGTTAATTGATCCCTGACCTTCACGTTTAATAATATCCTTCATTGTACGCTTAACCTCAGGCGATGGCTCCCCTTGATTCATATTAAATATATGTCCGAAGCTTAAACCATTTTTAATATGGTTAATACAATAGTTTGCTATTTCTTCTTCAAGCTCAGCGTATGGTAAACCTGCCATATAAATTGGATCGGTGAAGTACGTTTTACCAACTTGATAACTATTAATTAAATAAATATAACTGCCATTTTTCTTTTTTTCATAAGTGAATGCAGGTATTGGAACGGGCTTATATTTTCTTGGCTCGTTAAAATCTAATGAATACCAATAAGTATCAATATCCCCTTCTTCATTCATTTTGTTAGGTAGGATTTGATTTTTAGGAACGTGTTTAATTCGATCTAAAGAACCATTTTTATAAATTACTTCCATTGATGCCTCGCTAAACAAAGCGTAATCCTGACAAATATTTTTTAAATCCTTTTTAGATAGCTTTTGATTAACCATTGCAAACTGTAATGGCTTTTGACTTTGTTGTGTACTCATTAAACCTTTGCCATAAATGAATTTGGCATAGCTATCTATAATAGCACGATTTGTAGGGCTTCCGTTGTAGCGGTCAATTATATAGGTATAGAATGAATTTTTAGGACCATTCATAACGAAATCATTTGTCATCGATTCCTTAACCACAGGGCGCACATAATTTGCGAGCTGTATAATTTCTAAAGATTGTTTATTTTCCTTCATATATATTAAACGAAAAAAGCGCAAAATGTAACACTTTGCGCTTTTAAAAAAATAATAATCAACCTTATGGTTCTACATTATTTGCACTTACTAAAGCATCTAATGCTGTTATTGCACCACTACTTAAGAATGGGCTAAATTTAGTATCAGTAGCTTCTAATGTTAATTTATAACCACCATCATCTGTAGATTTAGTTGAAGTAGTAGCATCTAATCCCGTGTCAATTCCTACAGCATAAACGTTACCGTTATAATCATGTACGAATGCAACAACTGTAGAATATATTAATGCTAATAATTCAATTTCAGATGCCTTAGTTATTTTTTGTAACAACAAGCTTAAAACTTGTTTAACATCAACTGTTCTTTTTTCCATATCAGTTGTAGAAGTTTCAACTAAACTGTTTCCAGTAGCTTTTACTTCATAACGATATACGTCTTCTAACCATCCTGGCAAAGATGAAATTTCTTGGTCTGTAACTGTAAATCCTGTTGAATCATAAACAGCAAAATCTACAAGTTTAATCCCAATTCTATTATCTTTACATGGCAATTTACGCCCTTTTGTAATTATATCACAACTCATTTTTTTATCTGTTTTAAAAAACCCCTAAATTAATAGGGGTTCATATTAATATTAACCTCCGTAAAGTACCCCTTTGTTAGCTTGACCAACATTTGCAGCAAGTGTATAGATTGAACGAACGAATTGAGTATCGCCATCGTTAACTAATTTACCTACTTCAAATCTGTTAACGTCATCTAATAAGTCAGTATTCCAAGATACAGCCGCTTTTCTTTGAGCGTATGCCATTAAGTTGTTTGGAGTTGGAACGAAAAGAATTTCAACACCATTGTAGTAACATTTGCTATCATTAGCAGCGCTTTCAAATAAGAAGTTTATTTGTTGAGCAGCACCTACAGCGTTGTTAGCTATTCTTGCTAATTGTTTCCAAGCTCTTGGAGCGTAAACAACTACAGGGCTAACAGTATCAGCCAATAATTCAGCAGGGATTGCAGCATAAATAAGCGCAAATTGTGAAGCGATGTTAGCACTTGTTACAGCAGTTCCTGCAACTTTGATATAAGAACCTAAAGCAGCTTGATCATAAAGAACTTTGGCGAAAACACCATCAACTTGACCTGCAGTTAAAGCAGCTACAGCCGTTTGAGTTGCAGCAGTCATTGAACCTTGAGCACCACCTGGCGTTAAAGCAGCGATTGCTGATTTAGTTGCAGCAGTAATACCACCCCAAAAGATTGATTCAGCATCTTGTGATACGTTTGGCCCTACCATAGCTAATACAGTTGAAGCGAACTCATCCGATTCAATGTTGAAAGCACCAGGTGCCATTGTACGATTAAAACGTGCAGCTCTTAAAGATTCTTGTAAGAATGTTTGTTTGTACTCCAATTTTGTAGGAGTAATAATTCTTTCATTGATGTTAATTGATCCACTTGATGAAAGAGCAGCACCTGTATAAAGTTGTGCCGTTACATCAACACCAGCTTCGGTAAAAATAGTACCCGCTTTGATGTCACTGTTAAATGTTACATATCCATCCGCAATAGTTTTATTTGCGAATAATACTTCTTCTAAGATAGGCTCTACCGCCTTACCACGAATGTCTACTGTTGTTCCAGTTATTGCCATTTTTTAAATTTTTTTTTTATTAGTTATTTTTTAATGCTCTATGCTTTTCTAAACTTGTCATTTCATCCCAAGTTTTTTCTTTTGCAGGTTTTGTTTTAGTAAGTTGCACCGCTTCAACTTCATTGCTTAATTTAGTTTCAAACTCGTTTCTTAAAGCATTTAGTTTAGTTTCAAATTGATTACCAATTTCTAAAACCATTGCGTTAAAATCTTCTTTTGATAACTGATAAAAGATTTCATTTGTAGTTTTTTCACTTTTAACTACAGGCGCACTCATAGGAGTTGCGGGATTCATCGGAGCTTCTTCTTCAACATCTGTAGTTTCTTCTTCTACAGTTGAAATTTCAGCAACTAAAGAGTTTGCAATTACAACAGCCATTCCACCTTCTAAAGTGTACTCGCCATCAGGAACTGGCAACTCCATACCATCAGGAGCGGTCATAGTCATAGGAGTTCCAACGGCAACAGTATCGCCCTCGAAATTAAACTCCATTGATCCATCCGCTAACTTTACGCTACCTAAGTTCACTTTTACATCCTTTGTTAAATTCAAAGATGCAAAGCCACTTTTAATAGCATCAACAATTTGTTCAATCATATTATTCTCGGTTTTTAAATTTACATTTTCAAGGTCAAAAAATCCATCAATACTGAATCCTTTAACTTTTCCTGTTTTGACAAAATCATTCCAAATTTCATCGTTATCTATTTTCATAGATGCGTACCATGTACCTATTGGTTCATTCATTCCGTACACTACAGATTTATCATTTACTAAATCTGTTTTAATCCAACTTTCAACAATCGTAACACCTTTAATTTTACTATCAACATCATGCTCAATAGTTGAACTTGATTGATAACCCTTCTTAAAAAAGTTTTCACTTGCTAATTTTATAGTCTGAGCAGGGAATACGATGTTAAATTCTTTTCCGTTTTGATTTCTATAAATAGGTTTCTCAGGAATCAATACAGCACCGCATACAATTCGTTGTTCATTATCCACGCTTTTAAGTTGGAATTGTTCTTCTTTACTCAAAGCAATAAACATTGATTCCATTGCAGGATCGTTTACTAAACTAATGCCATAAACACCTGTAGTTTCGCCTTCAATAAAATTCACTCGATATGTTTCCATTTCTGCATCCATATTATATAAACGAATTAATTTAAAAGTGTAATACTTTAGTTAAATGTTGCTGTATCTATTCGGTTACGATCTAATGATTGAGCGCTTGAAACATTACCACTAACAACATACGCTTGTACGGGTTGCTGTTGTTGACCTGCTATTGTTTGCGCTAATTGATTGTTTGAATTTTGCCCTACTATATTAAAGCTTGGGGGAGCTGCTGCAGCGGTACCACCACCACCTGATGCACCACCACCGCCACCGCCACCACTTAATAATGCTTTTGCTTTAGCAAAGTTGGCGTAAACTTGCATAGCAGTTGAAGCATAAGAAACAACCCTCGCTATTGTACCAGCTCCAGGTACCATTGGGAATGCTAATTGTGCGGCTGCTCCTTCAGCATTTGCTAAAGTTGAAGCTTTGCTAATTGCCACTGCTGTATCAATACTCATTTGTGTTAAAGCTATTGTTTTGGCAATCGCTTGACCTGTTTTTGATTTAGCTAATCCTGAAGCTTCTAAATTGCTTGATAAATTTGAAAGGTTTTGTTTGAAGTTTCCTATTGCTTCATTTTTATTTTTTTCCCTTTCAATATCAGCAGCGGATTTGCCATTATCTATTTCAGTTTCTTTTTCAGTATATTGTTTTTTTAATTCAAATTGTAACTCGGCATTACCCTCAGCAGCAATATATTCTTTTTCAAATTTTTGTTGTCTAACTAATGCATCAAACTCGCTTTTTTCTAAAGTTAATTCTTGAAGTTTTAACCATTGTTCATCTTCTTTTGCAATAGCTTCATTTTGAAATTTTAATTTAATTTCATTTTCTTTTCTTGATAATTCTTGTTGTAATTGTAAAGATGAAAAGCCATTCTCTTGAGCGTATTTTAATTTTTCAGCATAAGAATCACGCAAAGTTTGTAGCTCAACAGCTTGCGCACTCATTGTAGCTTTTAAATTGCCTTCTTTAGCTTTTTGTTCTGCTGCATAAAAATCATCCGCTTTAGCTTCAGCATCCCTATATTTTTTAGTTAAAGCATCTTTTTCTTCTTGTTCTTGTTTTGCCCTTTCTGCTGCTGCTGTTTTATTATTTTCTTTAATTGTATTAGCCGCATCATCGCCCGCCTTTTTTTGATTTTCTAAAGATTCTTTATAAGCATCGGTTTGTTCTTGTTGTCTTGCAATAGCATTTTCGCTTTCAATTTGTCTTATTTGTTTTTGCGATTTATTAACTGCTTTAACTGATTCATTATTTAATTTAACTGCTTCTTCTGCTGTCTTTTTTTCAGCATCTGTAGCACCTTCTAAACCTGCAACCCTTCGAGCTTCTAAAGCAATCGCCCTATTAGTTTCGTAATTTGTTAAGTTTTGTTGTAATTCTTGTTTTGCTAATGATAAAGTTAATTTTCTAATTTCTTCAGCACTTTTGCCCGAAGCTTTTGCCATTCCTAATTGATGATCCCTTGCTTCTTGAAATGTTTCGTTTGCTTTATCCTGTTCTTTTTTGTTATTCTTAATTTCATTTGCTAAAGCTTTGTTTGCTAATTCATTTTTTTTAGCAGCTGCTGAATTTGCCATGAACATATTTATCAAAGCATAACCCGAAGCAATTAAAAGCGCTATAACGGCTACAATAGCACCAATAGGATTAGCAGCCATAGCAGCATTAAACAGCCAAGTTGCAGCAGTTAAACCAGCTGTTAGTGTTGTTTGTATACCTGTTTGAACTATTTGAATACCACGAGCTATAATATTCTTTGATGCTACAACATTACCTGCTTCTTCTACAGTTGTATCAGCAATTCTTGCAGCAGTTGTACCAAATATTATAGTCTTTAAAATTTTAAATTGGTCGATTGATTCCCCAACAGCTTGTAGCCCTTGAGATATAGCCATTGCACTTTGAACTTTTAACAGTGCTTGCTCTACATCTTTAGATTCAACCCCCATTAAACCTAAACTACCTGCAAAGGCAGCACCAGCACCAGCTGCACCACTTAAAACACCTGTTAAAGCTTTAAACTTAGCATCGGGATTATAAGCATCAGTTAAACTTTTTGCATCGCCTATTCGATCTTTTAATTCAGCAGCTTTTTTAGCAGCTTCAACCGCTTCCCTTGAAGTAGCTCCAAATTTATCAGCTAATGTTTGAACATCCTGTTGCGCTTCCCTTAGCTGTCTTTTAAGGGATACAACATTATTTTCCGTATCCTTAATATCATCGTTAACTTTTAAGTTAATTATTTTTTCGACTGCCATATTCTTTTGATTTTATATTTTGCGCTTTTCCAATCAGTAGCTAATTCATTTTTGCCCTTTGCTAATTCTATAATTTCACTTTTACCTAGCCATTCTTCTTGTTGTAGTAAATCAATAATTAATCGTATCATAGTTGGTTTATTTCAATGTTAAAATCCGTAGTTCCTATTGTTATTTTTAAATCGCCACTTCTTGCACTTCCTGTATTTATCGGAATTGAAACACGAATGTAATCACTTGCATTCCCTGTTGTTTTATTTACAGTTATCCAATTATTTAAAGGAGTTGCAGTCCAATTAGTATTAGCATCAATTTTAACCTCAAAATGTTCTTCGCCTTTAGTTGCATTATATTCAGTTAAACTAACCCCGTTAATTATATAAGATGTAACGGGTAAATGAATGCTATCAGCATCCACGCTTAACAATTCACTATCTACAGTATAATCTGTTGAATCAACCCTTAATGAAATTGTATCATCGTAGCTATCAAATGGCGCACTAAAATCACTAAACACTTCAATATCGCATTCGCTTGTAGTTAGATCAACTTTTAAAGATGAAATTTTATATTTCTTTTGCCCTATTATAAACCTATCATTTAAACCTAATCTTTGTAAAATTCTAATCGGCATTTTGCCCTTAACATTTAATACTCTTGTTTGCTTATTATATAGATCCTCAATGTAGGTTTGCCAAAAATTAAAGTATAAACTATTATCTAAAAATTGATAAAAGTAAGTTGAACTATCAGCACCAAAATTTAAAGTATTTGTAACCTGCTCAAGTGTTCTATTATCTTCAGTTGCTGTATGCCAAGTTCTTGTAAAAGCAAGAGCAGCTACAGGAGTTTGTATATAAATATTGCCACCCGTATCAAAACCATTTCTATAAAATACTAAAGGCGCTGTTTTAACAGGTGCTAAAGTTTTATCAATCGCAAATCCACATTGGTAATCTGTTGGAATGCTTGTTGAATTATTAACTACCCTTTCAAACATCATATTTTCAAACTTAGATTCCATTTTAAGCTCATCACCCGATATTTGAAAATCAGCTTTTAAATCGCCATAACCTATTGCGTTATTTTCAAAATATTGTTTGCCTAAAATTGCCTCAGCTTTTTGATATTTAAACTCAATAAATTTTTTAGCTTTTGCCTTGTTAACCGTTATATCTTTTAAATCAATTAGGTTAGATATATCATAAGATTTGCCTTTAGAATACCAATTATCTAAAGTGTCAACATAATAGTTTGAACTTGAGCTTGATTTTAAAATTAAGTTAAATTGTATTATTAAGCTATTAAAGAAATCCTTTACTTTCATATTAGGTATTTGTTCTGATATTTTAACAATAGAATTTGCTGTTGTTTGTGCTGCTGTTGTAGCTGTTAATATTCTATATACATCGTATGGTTGATCGTATACGTTATATAAAGTTCTTCTGCCTTCATAAACTAAAGTTGAAGTAAATGTAATTTGTTCTTCAATAGCTGTAAGTTTAAAAGTAAATAAATGATTGTTACTATCTTCGGATCTTTGTTTTAAATATATTGTTGTTGTTGTATTAAACTGCAAATTATTATAGGTATTATACAAAAGTCCATTATCAAAAACTTCTATTTTATATTTATATGGTGAACTTGTAAAAATTCTAAACCCTATAAAAATTCTATTAGTTGTTACATTATTTGGAAAATTAGCCCAATTAACAGCAACTGAATCTGTAGATATATTTATTTCAGGCGTTGCCAAAGCCCAATCAGCTTGGTTAACTACTAAAGAAGTATAATTTATTGCTAATGGCGTTGAGCTAGGTAATAACCTATCAGCATCCCGATGTAACCACATAAACAAATTATAAAAAATAGCACGATCAAAGAAATCACGACTAAATGTTAGATTATATTTTGTCTCAATAGCTTCAATAATCTTAATAAGTCTTAATGCAGGTTTAAAATCTTTATAGTTTATTGTATTAGCATTATTATGCAAATCAAAGTCATTACTCGTTGCATATTTTAAATAAGTCTTTGCGCTTATTAAAGGATAATAAACAGAATTATTACCAAAATAATTAGTATTTAAACTTTGAATTACATTTGCGTTGTAAGGATGATCATAGGTTTGTATATTTTGAAACAAATCTTTTAACTCATCTTCACCAAATTTATCACTTAACCCAACGCCAGCTCCAAAGAATGTAACCGAATAACTATTAGGCACCCCATTCTTTAATTTAGCTGAATCTAATTGTAATGATCCGTATCTGAATGGCGTTGAATTTACTTCAATATAGGCATCAACTCGAATGTTGGCATTATAAGCGTTGGCTTGCGAATCATCACGCCTTAAAACATCGCCTGAATACCAATAATCAAACATTTTATTGTTAGTTGGTGAGCAGGGGATTGTAAAGTTTTGAGTAAAATCCGTTCTTACTTTAGAAATATCGGTTAAGTTTTTGATTTGTAGATTTATTTCAATCTTTTCATCCTTAAATAAGTCCAAAGCTATGTATCCATCGGCATCAAATCGCTTTAAATATAGGGTAACATCCATTAATAAACTTGATTTAACTTGTTAAACGAATATTCAAAGTCCATTGTGTACTGAATTAGCTTGTCAAACAACCTTGATTTACGTTCAAATGACTTTTTATTTATGTTAACTGGCAAATATTGACCGTTATTTTCTAAATAAACAAACTCCGATAGCATCAATTCATCAAATAATACGTTATAATACTCCGGTAAATAGTCAGTATTGCACGTTATTTTCTCTTTTGCATTAGGATTAAATGTTTTTTGCTGATGTGATTGTAAAGAATACTCACCAAATGTTGAAATTACAGGCATATATTCAGAACTTTCAACCTCAAATGATTGCTTATTTCTTAAATTAAACGGGATTGATTGCCATACGCCATACTTATTTTTAAAGAAACAATTATATAAAGGATATTTGCAGGCATCTTTAACAGTTATGTAATGATCTTCATTCCCTGTTTCATAAGTAAACCTAACTAAAAAGAAGTCGCCTAAAGCTTCATCTTCTAAATAGCTATTCATATTGATATAAGAAACTAATTGATTGTTAAATTCAGGGTTTAATCCAAATGGTTGCGAAACGCCACCAATTTTAATAGTTTCTAATCCTTCACTTATAAAGTAAATTGGATAATCCGAACCACGATATACAATATGATTTGTAATACTACTTAATACGTTTGTTTGTATCTTAGGATTCATTAATTCTATATGATAACCAAAGCCATCAACAGCGTAAAAGTTTTTAATTTGTTGCCCTATATTGCTACCTAAATAAAAAGCGGTTAAAGTTGTTTCTAACCAAACTGAATCAAAAGCAGTTGAAGTATTTATCCCTTCGCCAAATGTTGGTATGTTTGATTTACAATAATCGTTTACAAATTTAGCTACTTCAAAATTTATCTTTGTTTGCCCTGCTTTTATAACCTGATTTGATAATGTAAATTGTGGCGTGTTAGGTTTATCAACATCAAACTCCCCTCGATATAACCGCATTTCAATTTCAGCTGAATCAAATAATACTGTAGGTTCTATAAATACGTTATAAGGGCTTCTTGATAAAATAATATCATCCTTTGTTATTGTAGGTGGCGTAAGATCAACATAAGTTAAATCAACATTTGTAGAAACCGAAACAGTTGAAACAGTTACATCCGATTTATTTATTATAATATCAGCGCCATCTACATTTGTAATAACTGATATATAACTATATGTTTGATAATAGTTAACTAAAAAATTATATAGATTAATAACTGTTTCGGCTTTTGTAGCTCCTATTGTAATTTTACCTGCTGTTAATAAAGCTGCAAATTGAAATTGATAATTAGTTGCTGTTATAAACTCCGAAGGGATTGCTAAATTAAAAGTAAATTGTTCACTTGAGCTTTCTGTTAATATTTGAGTAAAAGCACTTGAAATAACAATAGTATTATTAGATACTGCAACTACATATCCATCATCTGAACCTGTTGTTGTTACATCAATATATAATTCATTACCTAATGATGAATAAGCTATTGCAGCATCTGTATTGTAAGTTTGCAAATTAGTTACTAAATTAGATATTGTAGCGGCTACATTTGCCCCTCGAATTGTATTTGTTAAATCGCTTGTTGATGTAGTAAATGTTTTATTAATATTTTTAATTGTTGTATTTACAACCTTAACATTAAAATTAAATGCAGTTCCTAAATTTGGATTTGTTTGCCCCCCAACGGTTATAAATTTAATTATATTTCTATATAGATTATTTTTAACAGGGTTGTTATCTAACCTAACTTCTATTTTCTTTGCCATTATATATCTTTTAAACTAAATTCCATAAAATTCTCAACATCTAATCCATACGCTTCAGCAACTTCATTAGGCAATTCTTTAAACGCCTGTTCAAATGGTTTGGTAAAAAACAAACTTGGTTTAATACCATTTATAAATATACCCCTTGCAATTATCCATTGTATTGATTGTGCTAATTTTTTTGGATCTTGTACTTTTCTTGTTTTAAATTGCCCTGAGCTTGTTCTTGGAGCTATCCCCCTTCTTACAATCCATTTATCTAACTTTGATGGCGGCGGCATTTTAGTTGTATATGAGTATTCGGTATTGTATTTTTTCTTAACCCCACTAACCCCTTTGTCCTGATACAATCCGTATTTTTCCATTGTGAAATCTAAAGCAAAACTATTAGGCATAACTTTAGCAACGCCATCAATACTATTGCTTAGCTTCTTACTAGAATCTTTATTCATCGAAGCTAAATTTGCTTTTGACTTTGCAATCACAAACTCCTTAAATTCATCAAGTGTCTTTTGCGTTTCTTTTTTATTCATCACACGGATCGTAAGAATTAGTAATACTTAATTCAAGTTGAAAACTACAGCCATCTAACATATTTAAAAACTGTAGGGATATTGCTTCAGGGTTTGTTTGTGATGCAACTTCAATATCATTTGCATTTATATCGTTTAAAGAATAAAATAACCTGTTTGAAATTGCAACCGCTTTGTTATAGTTGCTTAGCTCATTATCATTTCGTAGCCATTTATCAGTTGATGTTATTTTTGAAGTATCCCTAATGTTTAAAATATAAACATCAAATGTAAAGCTCATAACCCCCATTGCATAATTTGGATTGAAGCTTAGAAACTGAATATGCCCTAATGGATAATTTGTTTTTTTATCCATATCAATATCATTTGAAGTACCATGTGTTACTACATTAATATCGGGATCGGCAATTAACAATCCCTTAAGATAATTTATAACTGTATTAAATTCGTTATTCATGCTTTTTTAATTGTTTGTTTTCTTCATTTGCTAAATCAATCTTAAATTCTAAATAAGTGAGAAATTGATGGATATTGGTTTGCGTTGCTCGTTTAAAATCAAAATAGTTTCCTCCAGCAACTGTGTAAATTGATTGATACCAGCCCCATTTTCCGCCAAATGTTTCTCCAATAAATCTATCTCCGCTGTCGGTTGTTGTAAAAAGTCCCTCGTAGCTTTCAATAATTCGCTGTTTAAATTCGAAAAAAAAACCATCGAACTAAGTAACAATTCTAAAGGTAGTTTTAACATACTTTCACACGTATCATCTGAGCCCTTATAATCTTCTAATATATACTTACTACCTAATTTCTTTTTAATTGGTCTGTAAAGCACTGCCATAGCCCTATGATAGTTTTCAGGATCGGTAAAGTATTTATCCAAATCAATATATTCGCCAGCGCTTATATTATCAAAGTTAGGAATGCGCCCTAAGTCTTTGTAAATTTGTATATCCCTCGGCTCAGTATTAAGCACATCAACAATTTGCTGAGCGATTTCCTTCATATCCTTAACAGGAATTTTAAGCACATCTTCAACGCTTAAATCACAAAAGTTAGCTATAACAGAAACCATTATAACCTCGTCATCTACTTCTTCAAGTTTAGTAATGCGGTTGTATTTAATAAATTGCTCAATAGTTACATCTTCTAAGGATGTTGGTATAAGTATCTTCATAATATATAAACGAAATTAATCAAAATTGTAACGCCCAAAATTAGGTTTGCCGATTAAATCCCAAACGGCATAACCTAAAGCATCTAATAAATGGTTATAATCATCGATTGGTGTTTGGCTTTTAGAATCGTGCCAAACGTAGTTATTTAGTTCCTTAACTAAGTTAGTTGAATTAGGATCTATTATTAATTCATAATCTTGAACTAAAGCAATCCGTTCAATTATTGTAGGTTTTTTAATACCCTTAATATTTAAACCCCTGCTTTGTAGTTCAGATATTAAACGTGGCTCAGCACTATCAGCAATAATTAAATTAAAGGCACCGCAATACCGGTTATTTTCATCGTAGATTTGTGAAGTTGTTAACCCCGTTTTATAAAGTAGTTCTTTGCAATAGATTTTTTTGCGGTCTTTGTCAACAGAAACCTGAATCAAAGTTGTAGGATCAATACTAAATCCAAAATCTTGTCCGTAAACAGATTTGTTTACTTCTTTAAATTCATCAATACGCCAGTTAGTAAATACAACGCCCTCAGCTTTGTTTAACCAACCGCCTAATATTTGATGCTTATATTTTGTAGGGTTGTTTACTTTGATACGTTCAACCTCGTTAATAAAAGATTTATCCAGGTTATTTATGTTATCTAAGTAGGTAGTGTGAATATAAGTAACATCTTCTTTAATGCCGTTAAATCCTTCTTGTATGCCCCTATCTTCAAAGAAGCGTTTATATATCCAATGCTCTTTTGTTGCAGGGTTAAGAATTAATATAACTCGATTCTGTTTGCCCTTCTGCCTAATGGATAAATTGATTTTATCAAATACTGTTTCATCTGTTAGTTCTTCAGCTTCATCAACTATCCAAGTTGTAATCCCCTGCAACGATTTTAAGTTAGCGGTTTGATCCCCTGAGCTTGTTCTAATCCCACGAAATATAATATCGGTGTTGGATGTTCTATTTTTAATTTCTGTTTTGTTAACCTCAAAAAATGGCTCAGCATTCATAAGCTCAATCTTTTCTTGAAATTCAGGAATGATTGACAAATGTGCCGAAGTCATTGTTTGCCTTGTAAAAAGTATTTTATGATCGGGTTCAAAAGATAAACCACAAAGATAGGATGCAACCCCGAATGATTTACTACTGCCTTCGACCTCCCGTGACTATGAAATATCTAGTTTCATTTTCAAACAACGGGCGGTATTTGTTATTAAGTGTTATCAATTTGTTTTAATTT